GTTTGTGCGGTGTCGACTGCTGTGCCTTTGCCGGTCATGAAGATAGATCCGGCGGTTGTGCCGAGTCCTGCGGCGACTGTGGAGAGGCTGGAGAGTCCTTCGTTGATTGCGCCGACGGTAAGTGATCCTGTGCCGGCGACTAGTTCGGATGCGACGCTGGATCCTGTGTCGACACCGAGGTTGAGGAGTTGTGAGAGTCCTGCTTGGCCGAGGTTGAATGGTGCGGAGATGAGGGTTTTGAGGTCGTTAGCGAACTTTTTGGCTTTAGCGATTTGGTCGGCGAAGAGTTGGCCTGGTGTTTTTTTGGCGGCTTGTGCTTTGCCGACTGCGGCTTCTGTTTTGGCGACTTCGGCAAGTGCTTCGCTGTATCCGGCGAGGTCTCCTGTTGCGCGCGCCATATTGAGGTTTTCGTACGCTTTTTTTCTTGCTTCAAGTGCGCTGGTTAAGTTTTCTTCGGCGGTGGTGGCGTCTGAGAGTGCGGAGCCGATGGAGACGTTGCTTGTGATGGCGTTGGCGGTTGCTTCACCGAAAGCGACGATCGCGTCTTTTGCGGCTTGGAGTTTCGCTTTCGCGTCGTCGAGTGCGGCGGCGAGGGTTTGTTTAAGTGTGACTCCTAGAGCTGCGAACTTTTCGCGCGCTGCTTGTGCTTTGTCTTTAGCGGCTTGTAAGGCGTCCGCGACTTGTTTCATCCGGTCGGCGAGGATTTGGGTGTTGGTGGTGTTCGCCGAGTAGATCAGATTTTTTTGTGCATCGGCGAAACTCATTGTCATATTTGAGGCCCGTTTGAAACCGTCGGAGGTTTTGGTGAGCTGCTCATCGAGGAGGCGGAGGCTTGCCGCACCTTGACCAGATATTTCTCCGGTGGTTTGTATTGCTTTTCCGAGCCCTAAAGCGTTTTGGGTGTTGTTAGATAAACTGAAAAGAAGGTCATCTAGTTTAGGGGTGATTTTGTCGGCGAAAGTGAGGACTGTTCCAAGGCCTTGCCAGAGTGTTCCCGCGGTGTTTCCTTTTTGGGCTGCGTCTGCGGTTTTGATTAGTCCGTTTGCGACGTCGTTGATTGCTGGTAGCAGTAATGTTCCGGCGGATTCTTTGAGTTCTTGGTAGCGGACTGAAAGGTTTTTGAGTTTGCCGGCGGTGGTGTCAAGTGCAGCGGCGTTTGATCCAGCGAACTTTTTGGTGAGTTCGTCTTGTGCTAACGCAAAGTTTCCGGTCTGTTTAGCAGCTGCCGATAGTGGAACACCGAGACGGACGAGAGCGGTGGTTTGTCCCATCGCGGCTTTTGCGAGGGCGGTGCTAACAGATTCGAGGTCTTTTCCTGTGGCCGTAGAAATTTCGGTTGCTAAGGAGAGAAGGGTTTGTGATTTTGTGACGTCTCCGGTTGCGCGTACCAACGTTGCCATCGCTGGACGAAGATTGTCGTCTACGACGTTGGCTTGGAGAGACAGTTTTTTTATGAAGTCTTCAGCTGATTTGGTTGCGATGTCGGACGCGTATGTTGTTTTAGAGATTGCGTCTTTGAGTAACGCCTGGCTTTTTTGGTCGTCCATTGCAGCTTTGACAAGTTGCTCACCGAATTTGACGACGCTTGCGCCGGCGACTGCGTAGCCGAGTTTTGCTATGTTGCCGATGCCTTGTTGGGCTTTAGCAAAAGCTGATAGATCCTGTGTTGCTTCTTGAAGTTTTTTTCGGAGTGGCGCAGGGTTTCCGGTGACGGTTACTGAAACGGATTTAGCCATCAGAGGTCATACTTTCGGACTAGATCAAAAATACGATTCGCGTAGAGGCCGGCGATGGCGGTGCGTCGTCCATCGAGTGCGTCGTAGATGAATGGTTGGGGGACGATGTGTCGTGCTGGCCATCCGAAATGGATCGCACCGGCGTAAAGGACTTTACTGTTGCCGATGCGGACTTTGCCGGAGGTCATTGTTGCAGCTGCGCGCATTGATGACGCGAGTGCGCCGGTACGCATAGGGACGGTGCGATATGCGCCGTTGACGACGATCTGGGCGGCTTCTAGGTGGGTGCTTTTGAGTTCTTTTTTGGTTGCGTCGCCGAGAGCTTTGAGTGCTTTTTGGGTTTCGCGCAGACCGACGATTTCTTCTTTGCCTTGGCGATCGGAGTCTATTCTGTAGCCGTAAGTGCCGCTAAAGCTTGCCATGCGTCTTCAGGTTCCTTCCAATAGTCCTCTGGGATTGCCATTGCGATCATTGCTTCCAAGATCCCTGGCGGTGTTCTCATCAGTTCTCTTGGCGATATGTGGGTTTTTATTGCGAGCAGCGCGATCAACTCTGTGGTCGAGCGCGCTAGATAGGGTTTTCTGTTTCTACTTCGACATCGATGTTGGCGAGGTTTTTCATCCAGTCGTCGAATGGTTTGACGATGATGCCGTTGTCGCGTTCAGCGAGCCACGCGAGGTAGTAGACGTGTTCTTGTGGGAAGTCTCCTTGGAATGCGTTGCGGTAGACTGTTTTGAAATGGCGTTCGAATGCGACTTCGGTTTCTGGCCATATTTGGAATGAGCCTTCCGAGCCGTCCCTGTGTTTGACGGTGAGAGTAATCATGGTTCTATGAAGTTGCCTTTACTAATGTGCCGCCCTGTGCCGTGATTTGCATTTGAGCTAGGTCGCCCACTTTTCCTGATACGGGTTGTGTGCCTGAAATGAAACTATTGGAAATCGTGTAACTCGGATTTACAGAGCTGGTCGCGCCGGATGATGCTTTGACGACGATTGCGGTTGTGCCGAGTCCGATCTGTCCGTCAAGGGTGGCGGCAACTTTTGTCGCTGCGAAGTCCTGATTGAACGTGATAGCGACTTGATTATTTTGTAAACCAGCTGTAAAAAGGTGGCCAAGGCTTCCCATACTGTCGACAGAAACTGCTTCAACTGCATAGTCCAAGGTCACCGACTGGACGTATGTGCTGAGATCGACACCGGCTATGGAAACGAAGGCGTCTTTGAGTACGAAGATAGCCACTATGCGACCGCCTTCACAAGAGTTCCGCCCGTCATCGTCAGCTGCATCTGGGCTAGGTCGCCCACTTTTCCGGATACGGGTTGTGTGCCTGTCACAAAAATGTTGGAACAGGTATACGTCGGGTTTGTCGCACCGACCGCCGAAGAGGTGGCCTTGATGACAACGGTTGTCGATGTGCCGATTAGCGCGTCAAGTGTTGCCGCTACCGATGAGGTTGCGAAGTCTTGATTGAGGGTGACAGATATTTGGTTATTTTGTAAACCGCCAATAAATACATGGCCGTTAGCACCAGAGCCCATACTGTCTGCGGCTACCGCCTCGACTGCATAATCCAAAGTGATGGACTGCACATACGCGCTCAGGTTGACACTATTAACCACGAGCGATGCGTCTTTAAGAACGAAAACGGCCATGAGTTACTCCTTCTCAGTTTTCTTTGTGGATGGTTCTGCAAGATGACCAGCTTCAACAAGTGCAGCAATGTCGCAGCCTTGAAGCTCATCATCTGAGATGTTGTCGCCGGCGTTTTTGCCTTCGACGAGATTGGATAAGACTTTGTAGTTAGCCATAAACTTCGACCTCATATCGGTAAGCGAGATACTCGATTGATGCAACAGATATCGAGATCGGTGTTGCGCGAGTGACTCGGATGGTGGAGACGGTTCCGTTCAAAGTTCCGGTGGGTGTGCCGGCTTCGAGGACGGTTTTGATTGACGATGAGCCTGTGCCGGCGAGATAGACGTCGAGTTTGTCTTGTGCTGCGCGGTCGCTCATGCGTGAGGTGATGACGAGAACTTCGAACGTAGCTTGGTCAAGTCCGCGTCCCATTGCTTCGTCCCAGGTGAGTTCGAGGTTGCCGACAATTGCGGCTGGTACGTTGACGGAGTCTGGGATGAGGTCGTATGTGCGTAGGCCTGTGATGGTGGATAGTTGTGTGACGCAGGCGTCGCGTACAGCTGAGACGGTGATACTCATGCGACTTTTTCCCTGCGGTATGCGCGCACCATTGCCGAAATGTCTCTACCGAGTGGGCTCATGCGGATTGCGCCAAGTTCTGAGAGACCGAGTACGCCTCCGACGGAGTCTTTGCGTTTGTAGAGGTCTGCGCCGAGGATGAGGGTGGCTTGTGTGATGTCGTCTGGGACGATTGGCCATCCCCATTTGGCAACAATTTTGATGCCTGGACGCAAGTTGATGGGGAAGGGGAAGAGTTGTCCTCCGACCATTGTGATGTTTGTCCAAGGACGATCCAACGATGCCGAGTTGAGTGGCTCTAGAAGATAGTTCGTGTTGATTGTGACAGCCGTTGCAAAGGTTCCAGTCCCTCCAGTATCGAGAGAGATCACAAGATCCGTGAGGGAACCGATGTCGTCTGTGATGAGACTGTAGGGGTCTGCTGTGCGATAGAAACGGGCTGTCGCT